ATGAATTAAGGGGTGTCGTTGAGGAGACCCCTCCCCCGGGTACGCGTTCCTGAAAGAGGGTATCTATATTTCATATTTTATTCCTCAACCTTGTCAGTCTTGTCATTAGTTTCTTCTGGATTGCCAACAACTTTGACATACGAGATACCTGGATTAGTTACTGCGATCAAGTTAAGAGCAACGATTTCATCAATCGATCTCTCAATGTCTTCAGTGTATGTATCCTCGCCATAATCATGGGTGGTTCTTGTAACTCTTGCAAGGTACTCATTGGTACCATAACCCATTTGACGATCGAACGCTTCCCAACGGTCATAGTCAGTAAGCGGATTGTATGGATTGTCGGATGTTGTCAACCCAATTTCAGGGTTAATCAACGGGCATGCCTCCTTTCATTTACTGACTAAAGAAACTTTAGTGGCATGCCATTAAGTGTCAAGGGCTTTCTGAAGAGTGCTTACAGACACGTCAAGTGCTTCAGCGACTTCAGCAGTCGTACGACCTTGCTTAAGCATGTTGCGAGCTCTAGTTACTTTAGCAGTAGACATCATCGGCGAGGATCTAGGCATAGCTAATTGCTTAACCTGATCCATATCGCTATTATTAAGGATCTTTTTAAGTGTATTATTCGAGATAGCATGTGCTTGAATAGCTTCCCATTCTCTTGGCTTAATGTCAATGATAGCCTTTCCAGCTCCAATAGCATCTCTAGATTCTTTAATGAATCTACCTTTTAGTTTCTTAATCTCATCATGATCAAGATCCGGATTAGACTGCATGTATGCTCTCAATTTCTGTGAAGTAAGAAGCTGTGCTTTACGTTCAAGAGGTCTATTAAGTTCAGCTAAATATAGCTTCTTCTTAAGAGAATTTACTTCTACAGCATAAGCTTTAGCGGCAGATGGACTGTATTCTTCAGGCTTTGTTAATATAGAAACTTTACGAGCCTCATTGCCAAGATTCTTAAGTCGATTAGCAAAATTCGCATAGATCGTTTCTTGAATGCTGCCTGATGATAACGCAAATGCATCTTTACCTTGAACAAATGCCTCTGTCATCTTATTAGAATTTATTTTAGTCTGAACAATCTTACCGTCTTTATTAATATGAGTTCTTCCAGTGTCTCTATAGACTTTCTCACCATTCAAATATCGAGCTCGTTCTTCAGCAGTCATGAGATTAGGATTAGTAATAAGTTTACGCTCTAATGGATGGGCCTGGCCTTTAGCACGGCTCATAAGAGTTGAAGCACCAGCTCTTGGACCGCCTTGATATTTAGTCTTAAGTTCGGCAATACCATTTTCTAAAGCTGATCTACGCCAATCCAAATGATGTTTTTCTGCATCAATAACCACCATTGAATGCTTAACAGCTCTTTCGATTTCAGGCATTGTTGCACCTTTGATTGTCATATCTGTAATAAGATTTGATACTTCGCCCATTTCGCGTTGTTTATTAAAGCCATGAGCTTTATCTACTTTAGGAGCAGATTCTGGTAATTGATACATATCAGTATCAAAATTCTTAAGGGTTTCGGTAAGAGGTCTGGAAACAACTCGATGATCGTTATTCGGGATAACAAGCACAGTATCACCATCAAAGTCTGCACCAGATAACTTTTGAGCAGCTGCAGGATGAATGCCGATAGCATCTCGAGCATCGGTTCCATCAGGATGTTTCAAAAGACTCTTAGCTTTTGCATCTCGGTTATTTACAGTAAGTTCTGGAATCTCAAATAACCCAGCATGCGGATAACGAATAAGAACTACCTTTTCTCCATCATGATAATTAGGAGCATAACACTCATCTTCTTTAAGCCAAGGCATAGGAAGAATGAGCTGACTCCTTTGGCGAGGCATACTTGCGCCTTTCAGATGAACTGCTGCGGCATCACAATCATCAGCAAAAGAAGCCATAAGCTTCTGTTTAACTGCCGCATTGGTAAGAGAATTAATCTCATCAAATTCATCTTTACGAATATCGTAAGCCTCTTTAAGCTGAGTACGAATAAGCGGAGGTCTCTGTTTACCCAAGAATTGACTTGAAAGAGTTTTAGCCCATTCGCCCCAATTGCCTTCTTCGTTAACGATATTCAATGCACTAAGATGCTCTTTTCCATCAGAGCCTATGTAATGACGTTGGGCTCTAATAAGATCTTTATCATCTTTTATTGTGGCACCAAAAGGATTATTAGGATCTGCATCGGGTTTAATCGGCTTAAATACAGATGTATCAGACGAACTACCGAATAAGTCTGTTCCTCTAGGCTTATTAGAATTAACAACCACATCGTAGCCCTTCGGAATATCGTCCGAGTATAAAGCAACGCCTTTCAAATAATGTGATCCTTCTGTTGCTTTGGGATCTTCTTTTACAGCAATCCGAACCTGAGCATACAGTGCATTATGCAAATCCAAATCTTCTACATTTCTACGGATTTCGATCGTGCCATCACGTTCTTTTCCGCCTTCATCTTTATACCGAACAAAAATACGGCTGCCATCAATAGCAACCGGTTTTTCTACTTCTTTTAAAGTATAACCATGATCCTCACTATAATAATTCGGGATAACAACGTCTCCTTTATGAGCCCTAACATCTGTTTCGGGAACGTCATCTTTCGTGAGGATTTTCAACGTCGTTTTATAAGGCGTTCCAGCTTGTTGAACTTTGAACGAATGAATCTTATATCCTTGTTCTTCAAGAAGAATACAAGCATTCTTCAATTTTTGTTCACTTACATTAAGCCGCAACTCAGTGCCACCGCCAACATCTACATATTTACCTTCATCGACGGTCTTCTTTAAAACATTCATCAAATTTTCGGTCTGTCTAGCACGTTGATCGCTAACAGGTTTCAGCAAACTTCTAACAGAACTTTCACTAGGAAGATCCATCCGCTTAGCAATTGCTGAATTAGAATAACCTTTGTCTTTCAATTTCATAGCAAATGTAGCTTGCTCTTTTCTCAATTCATCATTTGCATATGAAATCTTTGCACGAAGAACCGAGGTTGTCATCTTCATGCTTTTAGCGATCTCTTTTTGGGAGAGTCCTTTATCTTTTAGCTTGTCATAATTTGCAAGAAAATCAGCATAACGCTGATAAGGATTGTCCCCGCTTCCCCATGGATACCTACCAGAATGTCTTGGTGTACCATAATCTTCTTTGTACTCGCTGTCATCATATAACAATGATTCAGCGCGGTACCCGTTTTGTTCCGATTCTTTCATGACATCAGACCTCCACTATTCGTTTATTAATCACCATGTCACCATGGGAGATTTTCTCCATGACTCCTTTTATCTCTTCAGTTGTCGGATTATGAATCAACACTTCTTGATTCTGATAAATTCGTAACTCTACTTTCATAGTTGTCGGTCGATAATCCCTTTTGTATTCATGGAAAAATAAACCGGCATACAGAAGCAACTGGTCCATCGAAGCTGGCGATACTCCGGTCTTCAGATCATGAATCCGGAGCATGCCTCTTCGCACGCCAATTGCATCAGCTGTGCCAAAGCAAAGATCTGAATATTTGAGCACTACTTCGCTTTCCAATTTGAAACCAATAGCATCGTTAACATATGGAACAAGATTGTAAAATAATCGGTCCAAGTCTATAGCAATGAATGGTATGTAGTTTCTAAGTAAGAAAGCCAGCAATGCATTCTTTTCCGGAGCGCAATCTTCCAAAGGTAAACGATATCGAATTCTATCTTTAGCGTAGTCGTGCACTAAAGTTCCTATGTCAGTAGCATAGCTTGAAATATAACTCTTTATCAATGCTTCATCGTCATAGTTTATCCAATAATGTTTACTAGGACTTAATAAAGCATGTTTACCCTCCAGCTCCAAATGCTTGTTGAAGATCACTTAAAACTTCCTCCTCATTGTCCGGGGAAATAAAAGCAGCAAAGGACATTTCATTTCCCTTCGTAACGTAGTATTCCTGATTCGGTTGTTTGTGAGCTTCATTCTTCCGTTTGCATTCGAGCAACGCCCATTTGTTTTTAAAAAGTATTGTTAAATCGGGAAACCCTTGAATATAAGTAGCATCATTCTTTAATACGATGCAACCTGGAAAAGTGATCTTCAGTCTTCGAATCAATCGTGCTTGGAATTCACTTTCCTTGCCCATAGGCATCCCTCCTTTTCAAAAACAAATCATTGCATGCGCATAATGCGCAAAAAAGAGAAGGCAATGCTTTAATTTGCGTAAAACAAAGTCTTCTCTTTCCATTACTATGCATGTTTTTCGTGCGGGGTCTGCAAAAACGGAGAACTACTCACGATAGTCGAGGCTTCATTCTAAGAACCGACTCTCATTAAAATTTTTCTTTTGTTTTAAAGCTCTTGTTATAGCTAAATCTATTTTGCTCATACTTGTAAAATGATAATAGTATAAGTCTACAAACGGAGTATTCAGTCGATCAATTCTTCCTGCTGCCTGAACCATTTGCTTATAACTATAACTTTGACTGTAAAAAATAATAGTATCTGTTTCTATACAATTCCAGCCTTCAGCTCCGGCTGTGTACTGAACCAGATATGCCCAACTGGATCCTCCACTGATCGGCTCATGCTTATGGCCATTCCATTCAGTTGTCTTGCATCCTAAAGTTCTGAGAATTTCTAATTCATAATCATAATTATAAAAGATTATAACTTTAGGATGTTTTTCCATAAGCCATTCTATAGCTTCTTTACGGCCTGCATCACTATTAACAATTCTGCGAAGTGTTTGACAAAGTTCACTGGCTTCCGCTATTGGAGCATTTTTATAAATATTCCATCTTCTTCGCATAACATCATCATACTTTGAACGATCATAAGGGAGTATAATCCTCTCATGATGAGGTATCGTCTCCCTTTGAAAATCCATATTAACAAGAATTGAATTGCGAAGTCTATTAAGATGCTTTTCTTCAACATAACGACTAATACTTGGATATTTCGTGAACTGATTATAAATAACATGTCGCCTAATAAATTCGGTTTTATTTTTATAAAAGCCATTAGCTATAAAAACTGGAATATAATCAATCCAAGTGTCTCCTGGCGTGGCACTTAATAATATCCAACTATTTTTCTTTGTTATCTTTAAAAAGCTTTTAACCCATGCTCCATAGCCAACGACTCTTTGTTCATCGAATAAAAATGTACTACCTTCGATATCAATGTATTTACCAATATTATTCCAACTATCAACTGTGACTTTAATTCCTTTATAGCTAACATTAATATCCGAAGACAGACCAAATTGAGCACATTCTTTTTCCCATTCAAGAGTATCTCGCTTTCGGGCGGTTGTAATTATAAATAGATTTCTATTTTTTCCGGAATCGAGTATTGGCGGCTCAACTGTATTCTTCCAATACCACGCAATTCCGGTAATAGATTTTCCGCTCCCGACTCCACCGCATAGGATGGAGCCATTGTGTAATCTTTCGAGCGCTTTACGCTGATGATCAAACAACTGTACCATCCTATGCGGCTCCTTTCAAAATATCAATTACGGCCATTCGCCAAGAGGCTTAGCCAATTTTTTATCTTTTATATCAGTACAATAATTTACAGACAGATGCTCATCGAAAATATCTTTAGCAATGTTCTGATAAAGTGTAGACCAATTTCCATTAATATCATCCAACTGATCATTAAAGAACTGAACTACCTCATTCTTAAATACAACATACCGGAAAGTGCCGATAGGACTTTCAATTGGGAAGGTATAAGACATCGCCGGATTTCCGCTAAAAGCATCATCAAAAGCTTCAAGAATATCAACAGTATCTGTATTCGGAGGAACGACCTCAACTTTAAGTGTTACTTTTCCAAACGTAACCTCATGCTTAAGAAGTGTCTCCAATGCTGATGCTTTTGAAGATTTAGCAGCATAAATCTTAACGATCTTTGATTCGTCATCGAATTTGATAGTCACTTCAGGGTCATCTTTAAACATAGCCATCAGTTCATTAACATAAGTCTGCCACGGGGAAGAAAGTTTCAGTTCATTACCCATTTTAATAGTCCTCCTATAAAATAATTACATTCCTTCGAAGAGATCGGAAAGATCTTCATCTTCGCTCAATTTAACGCCCATCTTCTTAAGATCGGCAACAACACCTGTATAACTCGGTGTTTCAGACCAGCGTCCTTTGATGACCATATTTACTTTTTCAATTTCAG